TGGGGTAAACCTACGCAAGGTGTGTAGGATGGAGGGAATGCCAAGCTGGAGGACGATTTACAACTGGGTCGTTGAGAAGCCTGAGTTCGCTTCACGCCTCGCGCGTGCGCGGGAGCTTGGCTATGACGCATTGGCCGAGGAGGCCCTTGAGATCGCCAATACGCCGCACCTTGGCCAGAAGAAGGTTTTCAGCTCTGGAGCTGGGGATGACGACGACTCCATGACGGTGACTGAGGAGGACATGCTTGGCCACCGCAAGCTCCAGATCGAGACCCGCCTTAAGCTGCTGGCCGTCTGGGACCCCAAGCGCTACGGCAACAAAGTGCAGCTTGGCGGCGACGGTGGCGCTCCCATCAAGATCGAGGCGCAGGTCGAAGCTGACACCTACCTTGCAGCCCTTCTCACCAACGTAGAGCTGAACAAGCAGGTCACGGCGAATGACTGACATAGCCGAGATCGTGGCTGACCCCGAGACGCAAAAGCACCTCGCGCTGGCCAGCCCCGAGTATCGGCTTGCGTGGGCTTGGCGTATGAGCTGGTTCAAGACCCAGCACAAGCACCAGACCCTGCCACCGGGCGAGTGGTGGTCCATATGGCTCATGCTGGCCGGGCGTGGGGCAGGGAAAACCCGTACAGCGGCGGAGCAGATCGCTTGGTGGGCTTACGAGAACCCCGGCACGCGCTGGTTGGTGGCCGCCCCCACGAGCGCCGACGTAAGGGCCACATGCTTTGAGGGTGACAGCGGACTGATGACCGTGATCCCCAAGTCACTGGTGGCCGACTACAACAAGACCGCGCACGAGCTGCGCCTGACCAACGGCAGCCTGATCAAGGGCATCCCGGCATCGGAGCCTGAGCGCTTCCGGGGGCCGCAGTTCCACGGCGGCTGGTGCGATGAGCTGGCCGCGTGGGACTATATCCAAGAGGCTTGGGACCAGATTCAATTCGGCATGCGACTGGGCAAGCGCACCCGCATGATTTGCACCACCACGCCCAAGCCCAAGGACCTGATCATCGACCTGATTGGGCGTGAGGGCGACGACGTGGTGCTGACCACCGCATCGACCTATGCCAACTTGGCCAACCTGTCCGACAACTTCCGCAAGCAGATCCTTGCCTATGAGGGGACCAAGCTGGGGCGGCAGGAGATCTACGCTGAGATCATCGACCCCGAGGAGGGCGGCATTGTCAAGCGCGACATGTTCAAGCTCTGGCCAGCCGGGAGAGCCTTCCCCAAGTTCGAGTACATCCTCCAGTCCTACGACGTCGCGACCTCAGAGAAGGCGCAGAACGACCCGACCGCCTGCATCACGTTTGGCGTGTTCAAGCCGCAGGACGGCCCGATGAGCGCCATGGTGATCGACTGCTGGCAGGAGCGCATGATGTACCCCGACCTGCGCCCCAAGGTGATCGAGGAGTACGAGACCGTCTTCGGCGAGGGCAAGGACCGCAAGCGCGTCGACCTGCTGCTGATCGAGGACAAGAGCGCAGGCATCAGCTTGATCCAAGACCTGCAACGCGCCCACCTGCCCGTCCGCGCCTACAACCCCGGCAGGGCCGACAAGCTCCAGCGCCTGAACATCGTGTCCAACATCATTGCCCGTGGCCGCGTGTGGGTACCCGAGAGCGACCACCGCAAAGGCTACGTCAAGGACTGGGCCGAGGGCTTCGTGAGCCAGATCTGTAGCTTCCCCGAGACAACCCACGACGACCTTGTGGACGCCTGCACGCAAGCCCTGCGCTACCTGCGCGACGCTGGTTGGCTGGACATCGACCCGCCGCCCGAGGACACTTGGGACGAAGACGACTACGCCGACACTGGCCGACAACGAAGGGTGAACCCATATGCAATCTGACCAGCTCGCCAAGGTGACGATGTGCGCCAACCGTTTTGAGTTGATAAGCTCATGGGGTGAGCCTGTCGACAAGGCTTGGGCGCGTGACATGTTCGAGCGCTGGCTTGAACAGAGGATGGACTTGACACAGCCCTCGGTTTATCATACCGAGGTACAAGCGAAGGGCACAGATCATGGCTGACGAAATGCGGGAATACGACCCAACCATACGAGAGCGTATGGCCTCAGCTCTCCAAGGCGGCATGGAGGGCTTGGGCGTCGATCGATACAAAGCCCGCAAGCACGCGCAGACCATCATGGGTGGACCCAGCAGCGCACTGCCGCTGAACATGGGGGCTGCTGACGTCGTCCCGTTCCTTGGCACTGGGCTTGGCGTTGACGAAGGCGCTCGAGACCTTGGCCACGCAGCCGAGGCTGTTAAGCGCGGTGACTACATCGATGCAGCAGGCGACACGGTCGGTGCAGCCATGGGCCTAATACCCGGCGCACACGGCACAATCAAGGGGACCAAAGACATGCTCAAGAAGCTCAAGACCATTGACTTACCGAATCTAAAGCTAATCGAAACCGAATCGGTTACCCCTAAAAAAGGGCAGTCACTCAAGGAGTGGGCAATGGCTGGTGGCGGTGTCCCGGCCTCGCACAAGGGCCGCGAACACGTCTGGCACGGCAAGGTCCGCAGGATGGCGGCAGGCGGCAGCGTCTACGACACGATACCCGACGAGAGCGAAGGTGGCGCAATTATCCCGGCTTATGGTGGTGGTGGCGTGGTCAAAAAGGCGGTGAAGGACGCGGTCGAGGGCGTGGTCGATGGCCTCAAGCCCATGGTCGACCGCATCAACATGCACTTCAAGGACGTGACCAAGCGCGTGCCCGAGCTGCAAGAGGGTGCTCAGAAGATCAAAGACGAGCAGATGACCCGCGCCCAATACGAGAAGCTGGTCAACAAGTACAAGCCCGTCAAGCCCTACGAATTCGTGCCTACGCCCGCAACCCGCGACGAGGCATACAACGCCCTGACGGCAGACAAGCGCGACCTGTACGGTGCGCCATCGGGCATGCTGCAAGCTGGCCATCCCGTGGGCCTGCGACTCGACATTCCAGCCTATAGCGACCACGGCGTGTGGGTCCCGGCAGTCCACCAGCAAGACGCTGGCTTTGGCGCTGGTGAGCGCATCGGCTACGAGAATGTCGCAGGCGTGATGAACCCCATGTTCGGTATGTCCGAAAAAGCAGCCTTGAACATCGCGGCAGGAAAACCCAAGGGCACGATCGCCACCATCAAGGGCGAGTGGAACCCGATGGACGAAGCCACCGCAGTGGCCCGTGCTCAAGAGTACCTCGACCATCCCGAATGGGCGCAGGTTGGCATGGACCCAGAGCGCCATGGTTACTTCTACGACCGCCGCACCATGCAGCCCATCACGGCAGCCGAGGAGGCCATCCAGATTGGCCCGTTGGTATTGGCCAAGAATCCGCAGTACGGCAACAAGAAGGACTACAAGTACAACCACGGCGGCGAGGTCCACATGGCCAAAGGTGGCAGGCTTGGTGAAGAGGTGGTTGGCGCAGTCAAGTCTGGCCTCAAGAAGTTGTTTGGTGAAGCGCCCAAAGGCGTCGAGCCTATTGTGGTTCGCACCCCAGAGGAGCGGGCCGTCATCGACAAGTTTGGCCAGAAGCAGGACCAAGAGGCAGCTCGGCTCAAGAAGGTCCAGAAGATGGCCGAAGAGAGTGCTGGCAAAAGCCCAGAAGAGTCAGTCAAGCCCACCAAGTCAACAGGCAGGCGCGTTGCCGTACCGCCAGACGTCTACCGTAAATTGGCCGAAGAACAGGGAGACGAGGTCGTCCTTAAAGCAGCCAGAGCTGGTGAGCACCTCAAGCCAGTGCCGGGCGGTGGTTACGTTGGATCGCCCCGCACGGTGACCAGCCCTCAAGGCTTGGGTGCAATGCGTCGTGGCATGGACACCGACTTTGCCGACTCGGTCGAGGCAGTTCGCCTTGCGGACCCTGAGCGCCTTGGCACATGGTACGACCGCGCCAAGCAGGGGATTGCCATGAGCACAGAGCCGTACCAGTTACCCCGCACGCTTGAGCAACATGGCGTTTATTCCGCAGGCGTCAGCCCCGAGTCAGAGCTTGCGTTTTCCCTCAAGCACCTGAACAGCCGCGTGGCTGGTGAGCCGCAGATGGCTTACCGTGGCGCTGGCATGCGCAACCTTGACACCGCCGTGGCCGAGGACCGCCCAGCAAAGATGGGTTTCAAGATTGGCGAGTACGCCGAGAAGAACGACCCTCGGGTTCCGAATGAGGGTTTGTTTGGTGTTAACGACTTCCGTCGCGCACAAGGTATGGGTTACACGGATCCGCAAGGTAACCCTTGGAAGGCAGGCGTTTCCGACACCATGCACCCGTTCATGGACGCTGAGACCGCACTTCAAGTAGACCGCGCCAATGCCGCAGGCACTGGTGGCCGCACTGATTGGGCAGGGCCGCACATTCAAGAGGTTCCTTGGGTCTATGGCAAAGGTCAAGACCTGCACGGCCGTGGAGTAAGAGGCCGCTACAAAGGCGACGAGCTTGAGGGCATCAAGATGGCTTTGCGCGATGCCAACAACACTGCGCAAGATTACATGTACAAGCACGCAGCCTCGGCCACGCATGAGCAGATCCCCGGCGCGTCCCTTGGCCACGTCCGCCAAGCGCTAGACATGACGCCCGAAGAAAAGCTGGCCTATGGCCGCGAAGGGCGCTTTGACATTCCCGCGCCCGAGGCAGCGCTGAACGAATACCCAGAAGTGGGTGCAGGCAACCGCGACGCCATCTATAGTGCGCTGGGGTATAGGCAGCTCCCGTCGCGTGAGGCCAGCGGCTTGTACATCAACAAGCTGGGCGGCGTAGAGACCAACCCTATGACGATCGCCCGCCCGCTGATGGACTTTCCCACGGGCGGTGGCGGTGGCCGTATGGCCGACGAGTCAAGCAGGGTAATGGATACAGCAGAGCAGTTCCGCGCCCTGATGGATGCGCAGGAGGCTGGAGCTTACAACCTGCCCAACACCATGGGCAGTGTCAAGGGCAAAAACTCGATGGTGTTCGACACTCGTGGAGCAAACCCCGACAGGCTGGCCGACCCAAGCGCAGGCGTTCTGCCGACGTCAGAGCAGTTGGCCAAAATGGGCGACGTAATGGGCGAGCACGGCTTTGGCGTGACGGCCACCAACCGTGGCGCTGTGGCGTTCCCGTTTGACTCTGGCATGGACCCCAAGGCGGCATCGGCGGCTTTCCGCAAGACGGGCAAGGCAATGCAAGAAATCTTCCCATCCTCGCAGGAGAAGGCGATCACCAGCACGGGCTATGTGCCCGGCGTTGGCAAGCGCAGCCCCGAAGGCCCGCTGTCAACCGCACCATACAGCGGCGAGGCAACCAGCGACATGCTGCGTGCATTCTCTGAGCTGCACCCAACCGTGGCCCAGAACCTAAGCGAGTCTGAGGCTGTGCGTGCAGCCATCCGCGCAAAGGCTTTGCGAGATTCCAAGCTGGGCGGCACACGCGGCGACATCCAAGAGACGCGCCGATTCTTCAGCGAGGCTGATTGGCCGAGAGCGGTCGAAATGATCCGCTCAGGCATGACCCCAGCCGCTGCACTTGCTGCACTTGGCTACAGCGCCAGCTCAATGGCAGGCGAAAAGCAATGATTAAAGTAGCCCGCGCACCTTTGCGTAATACCGAGCGCCAGCATCCATTTGCTTCAGGCGTGCAAGGTGTGCTGGCGAAGGCTGTGATTGCTTTTGCTTGCGCAACTCCACCTCGGCCACAAGCTCTTCCATCAACTCCGCGCATTCGTCGAAATAGCTGCCGGGGTCGACACCTTTTAAAAACTCAATTGCGTGATCGTACTTATCCATATGCACCCCTCCGTGCGTGTAATGTGGAATTAAATCATAGCACAAGGAAATAACCATGGCAACCCAATTCCCAATAGACCAAGAGTACAACCGTTTTGTTGGCAGCAACCCAAGCCAAGACAACGAGTCTGGTGGAGATGAGGAGGCGCAGGTCGTCGACATGCCAGCGATGGAAGACGCCGAGCTGGAAGAGCTGCCAGACGGTAGCGTCGTTGTCACCATGGACACCAAAGGTCCGATGGAAGACCAAGACTTCTATCAAAACCTGTCCGACAGCGACCTGATCATGGACATGGACCTGAGCGGTCTGGCCCTGCGCTACATTGAGCTGATCGAAAAGGACAAGGACGCCCGCAAGCAGCGCGACAAGCAGTACGAAGAAGGCATCAAGCGCACTGGCATGGGCAATGACGCGCCCGGCGGAGCCAACTTCAACGGTGCATCCAAGGTGGTCCACCCCGTAATGGCCGAGACCTGCATTGATTTTGCTGCCCGCGCCATCAAAGAGATGTTTCCGCCTGACGGTCCGACCAAAACCAAGATCTTGGGCGACGTCACCGAAGAGAAAACCAGCATTGCAGAGCGCAAACGCGACTACATGAACTGGCAGTTGACTGAGCAGATCGAGGAATTCCGCGACGAGCAAGAACAAATGCTGACCCAGCTCCCGCTTGGTGGCTCGCAGTACATGAAACTCTGGTACGACGAGAAGAAGCGCCGCCCTTGCGCCCAGTTTTTGCCCATCGACAACGTGCTTTTGCCCTACGCATCGGGCAATTTCTACACGGCAGAGCGATTTACCGAGGTGGACGACATCTCCGACTGGGATTACAAGCGCCGCGTGCAGTCTGGCCTGTACCGCGAGACCTCAATGACCCGCGCAACGATGGACCCAGAGATGACCGGGGCACAAAAAGCCACGAACAAGGTCGAAGGCAAGTCGCAAAACGACAACGAAGATGCCGTGCGTCGGGTCTACCACATCTACACATGGCTGGAGCTGGAGGACGACCCCGAAACCAAGGGCGAAATGGCCCCGTACATCCTGATGATCGACGATTTGTCGACCGAGGTAATCGGCCTGTACCGAAATTGGGAAGAAGGCGACGACACCTACACCAAATTGGACTGGGTGATTGAGTTCAAATTCATTCCATGGCGCGGTGCATACGCCGTCGGCTTGCCACAGCTCATTGGCGGCCTCTCAGCGGCCCTCACAGGCGCTTTGCGTGCCCTGTTGGACTCTGCCCACATCAACAACGCTGCGACGCTCCTGAAGCTCAAGGGCGGCAAAATCTCTGGCCAGTCTCAAGAGATCGAAGTCACGCAGGTTGTGGAGATCGAGGGCGCTCCCGGCGTGGATGACGTGCGCAAGATGGCCATGCCCATGCCGTTTAACCCACCATCGCCCGTTCTTTTCGAGCTTTTGGGCTGGTTGACCAACGCCGCAAAAGGTGTGGTGACCACCGCCGAGGAAAAGATCGCCGATGTCAACTCCAACACCCCAGTGGGAACGACTCAGGCGCTGATCGAGCAGGGTGCAGCCGTATTCAGCTCCATTCACGCCCGTTTGCACGAGTCTCAGGGCCGTGTGCTCAAGGTTTTGAGCCGAATCAACCGTTGGTATCTGGATGACATGCAGCGCGGCGAGGTTGTGGAGGATCTGGAGGTCAAGCGCGAGGACTTTGCCCGCGTTACCGACGTGATTCCGGTCTCCGACCCGCATATTTTCAGCGAAACTCAGCGAATGGCACAAACCCAAGCGGTTATGGCCATCATGGACAAGAATCCTGAGCTTTTCAACAAGAAAGTGGTGATTCAACGCTTTTTAAAGCAGATCAAAGTGCCCGGCATCAACGAAATCATGGTCGACGTGCCCTCGCCAGTCAAGATGGACGCGGCCAACGAGAACGTGGCCATGGCAATTGGCCAAGCCGCCTACGCCTACCCCGAGCAGGACCACCTTGGCCACATCCAAGCGCACTTGGACTTTGCAAAGAGTCCGATCTTCGGCGGCA